ACCAGACACTATATCACCTGTTTCTGGAATTGCCTCTGGTGTGTTTGAGATAAGATCGAAGTATTGCTTAGTTTTTACTGTTACCGCGGTATATACCTGATACGCAAAGAAGTGATTATTAGCTTCGCCATGACCTAAAACGTCAAGCCATGCACGGGATAAGTCCATGCATTGGTTTTTGTTTGTTGGATCGACCACCTCAACGAACTTACCGTTATATTTAAATACAAATTTATCAAATTCCTGTTTTATGTTCATATTGGGTATGATATTTCGATTAAGTAACAGTCGTTGGCTACTACACCTGTCCAGGCAAGTTCCGCCGTCAGAAATCCCGTATTCCATTGTAAGATAGCACTCGGTGATGTGTTAACGTTAGCGGCCATAGCTTTCATAGTGTTTAGCTGACTTTCTATTAAAAATTTTCCGTTGCTAACAGCGATTGTAGCCGCGGGTGAAATCGGTAAGTTATGATACAAAGAGCCCGTCCAAGAGCCGACATTTGTTATTTTTCCAACTGCATTAACAAAGCAGCGCCCGCCAGAAACACTGAAATATGCGGTGTTACTAGTTTGCGCGAATGCTCCAGCAGATCCAGTTGCACCAAACGGGGCGCAATCATAAACGAAACTAGTTGGGAATCCTTCAGCCATAGATGAGTAAGAGTAATCGTTATCTGTAATAGCTGCGTTGGCTATCGTGAATGCGGTACCGGCTGATACCGTCACTGTGGTATTTGTCGAAAAAGAAACGTTTGTCACATAAAAGTATTTAAACCCTGCTCCTTGCTTCAAACGTAGTTTTGTACCTTTTGGGTATGTAGTTGTTGCGTCAATACTTGCGATTGTGAAAGTTGAAGCTGATGCAAATACAAAAGTGTGTATACTATCAATCCACCCATTATTGAGAGCGTCAACGTACGCCTTTATACTCTGCTGTGAGGCCACTCTTGTGGCGCTATTTGATATCATATCATCCTCATCAAGAAAAGCTGTTCCTGATAAGGAAGTATTAAGGACGGGGGCTGTGAGTATTGGGCTTGTTAGAGTCTTATTAGTTAGAGTTTGTGATCCGGTCGGAGTAACTACTTTGGTTGTATCTGCTATACCGGCCTCAGTAACGATACTCAAAAGCGCATCAAGTATTCCTTGCTGTTGTATGACGTCTGGCACAAATTCAACAACAGCACCTACGGCATGTACCTGATCAGTTGTCCCGGCAAGCCCTCTTGAGAGCGTGGTAACAGTTGACCCGGACGTTGCAGTGTATGCTATAACTTCCCGCTTCGTAGCCGGGGAAATAACATTGCCATTCGTGTCAATACGATCAACAATAAACACACCGGCTCTATTCTGGATGTTGGTTGTATTGTTGAAGGTTGCGGAAGCTGTGATACCCACACCAAGTTGAGCGCCTAATGATTTTTGTAAAAAATTCTGATCTGGTGGAAAATAGAGTGGCATAACTGGAGTTTATGAGGAAGTGTAATAACTTTGCAACTTTTAGACTCTTTGACTTGACGCTACTGCTCCCTTACCCTGCATCTTCCCATCAAACTGGATTCCTAAAAGCTCAAAGTTCGAGCTTACGGCTGTTGTTACCACTTCAACTTGTACAACCCGTGCCTCTTTAAATAGTTCCCCCCATCGGTATATTTCATCGCCACCTGGTGTATATGTGCCAGAAGTGTCACCCCATTTTTTGTGTCCCCATAAATCAGAACCCCAGCCTGAATTACCCGCAAGTTCTGTACCTTCGATATTGAACGATTTAATATTTGAGGTAAGCCCTTCCTTATCCTCAAGTAAGATGTTCGTAGTTGTCGATCCTCGCATATTACGAAACATCATGTAGAACATACTGATTACTTTGAGGTCTGTAAATGAACCGAACGTTTCCTTATTTGTTCTAAATGTTTTCAACATGGCTTCACCATCATCATTAATAAGTGATTGGTCAAAAATATATACCTGGTTACTGTCTGCACTCCCTAATATCCAGCGCTCAGTCCCCGACTCATCCACGTGTTTTAGCATTTTAGAAATTCCAAAAGGTAGTTTCCATATCCCAGCAAACGCTCCCCGTTCACGATCATAAACTAGTATTTCTCGACGTCCAGGGAAAGAAAGAAGGTATTTATTATTCACATACATAGCACACGCCGTGCTATAATCTTGATCTGAAAATTGAGCCAGATAAGGCCGGAGACGGGCAGAAATCTCATTAGTACGAATAACAGATAAGAAGTTAGGTTCGTACCCTGTAACGTATAATCCTTTTCGTCCAAAGTAGAACACGTCATTTTCAACTATCTGTACCGTGTCGGCACTGGAGCAACCAATACCTGTCGAGATTGGTTGATACACCGGATCAAGTAAAAGATACGGACCAAAGGTTGTAGTTGATAAGGTCACCTCATAATGAGAGCTGTTTTTATACACAAGTACCTTTGCCGATCCTGGTTGAATTTCAGCCCCTGTAATATCTTCGCCTGAGTCCGGATCAATATATACATACCCCCCACCATCAACCCAGGAAAAACTAAATTGTTTTGGAAACCGGCCAGATATCAGGAGCTTTGTTTTATCGTTGGCGTCTACTGTAACGAGTCTATCGTTTACTTTGCGTATGAACGGGCTTTTTACCCCTCCTGTTGAGTTTGAAAGTGGTGGAAGCTGCGTTATAGATGCAACAGCCCCTGAGTCAAGATAGCTAGTTGTAGAGGCTCCTACTGCGGCTAAAAATGTCTCATCTCCCGGACGGCCTCTGTAGATTTGATAACCCGTAAAAGAGACTGCTGATATACCAGTCCATGATAATCTAATCTGAGTTGTAGATAAGTCTTGTGGTAGGTTATTAAGCTGTACACGGGTAGCGGGCTGTGTTTCTCCCCCTGTCACACTTGTAGCTGTCACAGTCCATGAATAGGCAATATTACCTGATAAACCTGATATATTCGTAAGCTGGAGAGTGACTGGAGCGGCCAGAGTTGCAAAGACTGCAATGGTTGAGCCATCGTACACAACCATAGGAACATCTTTTGAGACGATATATGTTTTTCCTCCGAGCTGTTCTGCATCAATTGTACTTCCCGACGGATACGAAACTCCAGTAAGAGCGGTAAATGACATACCAGACTTTTTTGCTAAATACCCGGCGTCACTTAATGCGATCACTTCATTGGCTGTGTTCTTAACATAGGTAGCAAAGCCACGTATTGAACCTGTTGCATTGGCGTTAAAGTACTTTGCTGTTCCCCATCGGCCGGTTGGAATACCTGAACCAATTAACATTATGTTGTCTCCTTGTGAGTATTCATCTGTTTCCAGTTCTGTGGGACGTAGTAAGAGATTTAAACCTTTTTTCCATGTTTTCCACTCTGTATTTATGGACTTACCCCCTTTGAAGTTTGACATTCGGCCAATGTTTACCATATGTTATTCCAGGATGTAACTTGCAGCTCCAGATTTTTTAGTTTGGCCAGCTCCGCCGGAGGGTGACTTCATTTGTTTACCGATCATGTTAGTCAATGCCTCTTTTGCTTCCGTTTGAAATACGTTATATCGCTCATCATTAAAAGAAAGCAACATATCGGCATTCACTTGAGCTACAACATAGCTAGGGTCTGAGAGCTCGCATACGTCTGTTAGCGTTAATAAACCCGTTGGGTATCGCTGCCAGTCCATAGATAACGTTGCGTTTGCGGTTAAGTTATTAAATACGGCTGTGTACCCTGCTGCCGGATTGCCAAGAACATAACAGTATCTATCACTTGACAGCTTACTGTAACGATCCATAGGCTTCACAACTTCCCATTCTTCCCATGTTCCCGTTTGCTGTAAAACTTGAGGGTTTCCCATAAATTCACGGTACCCGGTGAGCGGGAATGAGGCTAGAGTTGTCGTTGCTGTTACGTGGTTAGTATGCAGTTCCGGAAATTGAGCAAGAGCGGATGCTCTCCATACCGATTGATTGGCATACGAGGATCTTATAGCAAGGGTAGCACCTGTTGGCACTTCTGTGACTTTTTCGAGGTAGGCGTTTGAGTCTGATAGTATTTGCGATAATGTTCTCATGTCCTTAAAGCTTAAGAAAAGTTCTAGGGACTTATCAAGCTATTACAGTTTTGCTCGTACCCCGTAAGGAACGAGTGTTGAAACGGTTGCAGTTGTGATTGTTCCAAAGTTACCATATGAAGACAAGTCGAGCATGAAACCGGGGAAAGAGGTAGTACTGACAATAC